TAGTTAGCTAATCTTTGTCGGGTAATCTTGCCTTGAGGGTTCCTTATCTCAAGCTCACTCATCAACTTAGGATGTATTTCACCCGTCTCATTAATTAAGTTAAGCAATCTCATTTCACCTTCTGGCACTCCACTTTTTTTAATTGCGTTGATAAACGCTTGTGCTTTACCTTGATTGGGTAGTTTCTTGCTTGTATTTACAAACTTAGCGGCCTTTGAGGTTAATCCTTTGTTTACTAAATCAGGTGATGCCCTTTCAATAGCTTTGTTATCAAACATAGTGCCTGGGTACATCTGCTCATCTAGTGGCAACGGTTTGAACTCTTCAACCTTTGGTATAGGTACATCCTTTGTAGCCTCCTCTACAACCTTGGTAGGTTCTAGGTCTGGTAGCAGTTTAATTTCTTCCGTAGGGGCTGCCTTTACAGCTCTAGCACCTCTAAAGAATCTAAAGATAGGTATCAAGCTGGCAGCGGCTAACGCCGATAAACCGTAATTACCCAAGGCTCCAAGGAAACTATCTTCTTCTAAGCTTTCAGATCCTCTTTTTGCAAACTCTCCAACTTCGTAGACTGCTAACGCATCTCCTACGCCAGGAGATACGCTAATCGCCAACTGGTCTACTATCGGCAGTTCTTCAAACTCACGATAAGCTTCACGAATGTTACCTTCGGAAGCTGCTGTCTTTAGTTTCTCAAGTACCTCTGCTCTAGTCGCCACGCTCTTTACCTCTGCTTTGGATTTGTTATTTTTCTTTGTGTAAGTATTGCTGATTTATTTACTTTATCTACCCTTGGAAGTGCAATAATTTCATAACCAGGTGCAGGCTTCACATCTTTAGAAAACTTAGTTCCTAAAAGGTATTCATTACCTTCAAAATCTTTTTCTTTTAGTAATTGTTTTTCTAACTTTTCTCTTTGTTTTGTTAGATCAGAATATTTCTTTGAGGATTTCTTCATTAAATCTCCGCCTTGAGGTTCGTTTGCACCTAATTGAGCTTTGCCTCTTTGATAATCACCAATAGCTTTATTTTCTTTAACTTTTAAATCTTTTATCCTATCTAAAAGCTTCCTAGCTTTATTTGCCGATATAGCAAGTTTACCTCCTGGTCCAGCACCAAGGGATGCGTAGTCTACGGGATTAAAAGGATCAAAGATAATGTCGGTAAAGTCTTTTACCGTAAGATCATCTTCGGAGTCGTTATCTAGTTTTTTTTTTCTAAATCTTCAAGTATGTCGTCAAGACTTGATGCTGTTCCTCTTCCTGCTGAGAGCATCCTATTTAACCGTTGATCTGTAGGTTTAGATTCTGGGAAGAACATTTGTTCTTGTTGCATAAGGTTCCTGTTAGTAACAGGTCCAGCTCTTTCCATTATATCTTCAAGAGTAAGAACACCCATACCAAATAACTCTGCATCTCTATTTGATACGGTTCTACCTGAGTCTGCTAAGAATTGTTTTATTCTTTGTGTGGCCATCTCTGCTGGAGATATACCTTCTCTAGCACCTTGTTCTGCAATTAACATGTTTGTATCAGAAATATTCCTAGTATTAAAGGGTTCTTCAAATTCAAAAAATCCTGATTTGGTATTCAGCATTTCGTCTCTAAGAGATTGTGTCTCTAAGATTTCATTTATATCAACGTCTTCACCTTCTGCAAACCTTGGTCGCATCATAGGGAACCGTTCTCTAGGCATATCCTCTGGCATAGGCATAGGAAGGGGTGCGCGAGGTAATGGGGGTGACATCCGTTCCCTCACGCGTTGATTTGGTAGCCTTGAGAAGATGTTTCTGAGTCCGCCGCCAAAAAACCTTGGGGTGGGTCTAGGTGACGGCATCCTCTCGGGAATAATTTGTGGTAAACGTCTAGGTCTCCTTAAAAAATTAGGTTCTGGATTTACAGGTTCACCTTCCTTGTACCGTATATAATCAGGAAGCCTCATACCGCCTCCTGGCATAAACTTATCTGGTGCCATAGCTCCTACACCTATATTTTCTAAATTAGATAAAGGAGGTCTAACAGGAGGTAGTCCTGTTTCTAAGTCAATAACCGTACCTGGTGCTTGTCTTCTACTCATACCAAACATTCTATCGAATTTGTTTCCCATAGATGTAGGTCTAGGAGACATAGGAGGTTGCATTTGGTTTTGCATACCTCTTACTTTCTTTTTTAAGTCTTTGAAGAATCCCATCAGAAAATAATATATTAATTAGATTGTAAAACCAAGTGCGCCTTCGCCCATACCGAACATCTCTTCGGCCATCTCTAGTTCCTCTAGAGTCATACCGATCTCATTAAGGAACTGTTCTATCTGTTCAGGGGTAGCACCTTCAGCCTCCATTTGTTCTACAATTTTTATAATTTGCATGAGGGCTTGTTTAGCTTCGTTTTTTTCTTCTTCGCTAAGACTATTAAGTTGTGCCTGTAATTGCTCTGGTAAAGCAGGGGCCGCCGGAGTCCCTTGCATCATTTGTTGACCTTGGGGCATCTGTTGGTCGGGCATCATGACTGGTGCCACTTCCATATTCATTACATCTTCTTCCATAGTTATATCCTACGTGTTTTGATCGGATTGTAACACCAGATAAAGTGAAATGTAAAAAAAATGGTTTTTGTTTGTGTGAGATCTTGTCCTTGTGTGTGTCCCTACCGCGTAGCGCCGATTTGCCCCTCCCCCCGTCCCGCAGCCCGATACCCGATCCGAAAATGCCGAATAAATAGAGTCCCATAAAAAAAGGGAGCTAATGCTCCCTTCTTTATTTTAATATTTAGTTAAACAAACACCATTACCCAAAAAGGTAAAAGCACAACAACCCAAGCCAAGACATTAAGATACATCTTACGAGTCCAACGGCGGCACTAATGTCATGCCGAGGTTCTCAGGCGTTGCCTGTCCAAGTAAGTCGTTCATCTCAGCGTTGATTCCGCCTTGTGCGATTACGTGTACTCCATTAATGATTAGGCTTTGGCAACTTGTTTCAATTGCTTTGCCTACAACTACGGTTCCAGTCTCATCATATAACATTATCTCTATTTTCATGTTGACCTCCTAAAAGTCGTTTATTAAAGATAGGTCTATTGTCGGTTATTGGATACATTCTGTCAACTATTATTTCATCTTTTTTTCACTCCACATCTTTGGTGTGACGAACCTGCCCTGGCAAGCTGGCGAACTGCCTGCTGTCCCTGGCTGGTAGATCTGTCCTTGTGTTGGTGTACTCTGCTGGCTAGCAGGCCCGAACCCGAGATTGTTACTCATCCCCGATCCCGACCAGCTATTAGGAATACCAGCAGGTACAAAACTATTGCTACTTCAAGCATCCGTACATCTCTTGCCAGTAATCATCAATATAATCGTAGTCCGATATGATTAGCTTGCAAGAGTCTCCACCCCAGTAGCCTTGTATCTCCTCATGATACGTGTCTAGGTAAACGTTAGGACCGCCTCCGGCTAACATGATCCGGACACCCAGATAGGTCCCGTCTCCGTCAACCGTATATTTAATATCGTACGCTTCATAAGGCGGATCACCATCCCCATCTGGATCATAAAACATCATCTCACCATTACAAACGTCCAGCGCATATCTCCTGCACAAGTCGCGCAGTTCTTTTTCTGTTTCTCTCAGCTCCTGGCTCATAGTGCCGCCCCCCATTGATTGGCCATAGCTTCCGCCAGACCTTTATGAAACTTAGATCTAACCTTCCAGCGATCCGGTCCTGGGCTGGCATGATGTATGTCATTCCTAGCCGTTTCACGTGTCAGGCTTCCAGTCTTGACGAGCTTTGGTAAGTTCTTCAACCAAAGACAAGTACGCTTTGTAACGTTGTCCTCTGCCTCAACAGAGTCGGCAAACTCATACGGCTGTACGCTTTGCGCAAACGGTTCAAAGTTTTGTATCCTGGCTTTAGCGTGCTTGTGCATAACTGGGTTCTCAATAGCTATCCGGGGAACATCAGCGTTCCAGAGATCTGAAAACAAGGCCGTACCTTCTTCCAGCTCTTGCCACATCTCTTCTATAGTTTTACCGGGAGGTGCTTTGTGCAACCAACGTACACCACTATTGCACAACCTGGTGCAAGGTGGGTGGGCTACCATCAACAGGTCCCAAGCTTCCATTTTAAGAACGTTACGCACATCATCCTGAATGTGTCGGTTGGTCTGATCATCAGCCGGCAGTATGTCGCAGGACCAAGTATCGTGACCTTTATCTAGAAAGGCGTTTCTAACGGTACCGCTAGTTTCACACCCAATTAATATTTTCATTAGTCTCTCCTATAAAGTTAATGAACTTTAATAATAACTATCTGGATACATCTTGTCAACTCTTTATTTGTATTTATTTCCTGGCCCAGAGATCCTGGACGGCCCAGACTTGTGTTACCCTTGTGTATTCTTCCCCCACGCCAGAGGCAAAAACCCCCATCCCAGCCCCCGATTTAGATCCCCGACCTGGCCTATTTTTATAAAATAGATCTACCTGCCGTCCCCTGGACGGAGATCTCCTGGTTGTGTAATTGTGTCTCTTGCTTGTGTTGTCCCAACCCACCCTCAAAGCAAAACCCCGATCCCGATTTCCCGACAAAAAAAAGCCCGAAATAAATCGGGCTAATTTGTTGAAGTGGAGAGGCGGTTGGGTAATGAACCCAACTCTTATACTAGACTCATGTAGCCTCTCCATTCAAATTCATATAGCGACCTCCTTCTCCAAGTGTTCAAACATTTCATCAACTGTCTCCACACCAACTTGAGCGATCAGGATAGACTCCATAAGAATAGGTAGTAATGAGTATTTGTTTTCTGCTTTCAAACGAAGACTACCTCTGTACCGATAATTAGTCTCCTCAGATAACTTCCAATACTCAGAGGGGTTGTCCTCGTTGTATGTAGCGATCTGCTCACGAACATCAAACTCTAAAGAGTTAAGTTTCTTTTGTAGCTTATCTCGTTCCTCAATATTCTTTTGGATTTCTTTGAAACCTTTAGTCTTTGAACACTCTTGTGTTTTCAAGACTAACTTTTCTTCCATCCTCTTAATGAACTTAGAGGCGATTGCCTCTCTTTCTGCTTTATTGGTTTTCATATTTACCCTCCTAATAGGTATTTGTTAATGAGCTTTCATTATAACTCAGAGGTGACAGTTTGTATACCTTTTTAGGTAAGTAATTTAGAGCTTGACCAGACCTGCGTACCAGCTTCCTGCCGTCCCCAGCCCAGCTCTGGTGTGTTATTATGTGTTATGCACCAAGCATCACAAACCTTCCCCCGACCCCGAAAAGAAAGCCCCGACCCGACCCGAATACTACCAGCTTCCAGCTCCGTCCAGAAGCTCCCAGGGGTGGGGTAATTCATTTGTGTTATGTGTTATTCCAACCCGAACCCGATAACCGTCTGTTCTATTAGCTAATCCCGACCCCGACCCGATTTATGCCTTGCTTTTATATGGGAGAGAGGCCGAGAGAGAGGGCAGATGCGATTAACTTTCCAATTTCCAGCATATGCGTAAATAGAACTATAAAACCGTATTACATTTAGTCACCTAAAGTTGTTGCATATAGTGGATACATTTGGTAATCTAAACAAGTATATTTTTATTAACCCACACAAACTTATAGGAGAGTAATTATGGGAACAAGAAGCAATATCGCTTACAAAAAATCAGACGGGAAAATCGTTAGTATGTATTGTCATTATGACGGCTACCCACAATATAACGGCGTGATGTTACACAAACATTACAACACCAAAGAGAAAGCTAGAGCCTTAGTAGACAACGGCTATCAATCAGCACTTAAAGAAACCGTAGAGGAATCTAATCAAGACAGAGTGCATCAAGACCCACCCACAACATATCATTCATTTCATGCGTTCATTATGGACATCAATTTTGATATTGAATGGGTATATCTATTTAAAGATGATTGCTGGCACGTTGCCGAGACTTCATATATCAGTCTACCTAACGGCAGTTATGATATTGAAGTTGACGACTTCACACCCTTAGAATCTGCTTTAAGGTTTGTACTTCATGAGAAAAATTATGTTGGAGGAGATAAATAATGATAATTAAACATTTAAAAAATAAGACGACTATAGAGTTGTCAGAAAAAGAGCTAGATAAATATATAGAGGCAGTAAACGATTTAGACAATACGTTAATGACTTTATTTGAATGCCAAGATATGTATCTTAGTGATCTAAGTAAACTTGAAACTTTACGCTTTAGACTAACCGAAGCTTTTGGATTAACTAAAGATGGCTATAGATATGTCAAAGCTAGTAACAAGGTTATTGAAAACTAATGAAGTACATGTGCGCAGAGTGTGGAACTGAAATAGAAAAACCACAAGATATAACAGAGCCAAAGAAGTTTATCTTTGATAACTTATTTGTAGCTGGCTCTGATGTTGAATGTCCCAAATGTAAGGAGTCTGATAATGATGAATAAAAGAGATTTTATAACAGATGTTTACGACAATCTTATGAAGAATACCCATTACAAACCAACAGACTTTTCAGAGATAAAAGAAGAGTGTTGGATAGATAGAGAGAAGTGTGAAATCTATATAGGTGATTTTGTATTAACTGTTAAGGAGTCCGATAATGAATCTAACTAAAGCTTATAAAAAATGGGAACAAGACCCTGACAGTATGCACCCTGAAAGGAAACGTAGTTTACCTAAAAGATGGAAGATCAAACTGCAAGCTTATAAGAACCGTAAGACTAAGGAGAAAAGCTGATGAGCAACAAAAATAAAGAAGTTTTCTTAAAAAATCTTGATGGTATTAGTGATGCTTATATGATGAAAGCTAAAAATACTGGTGATGTAGATTTAGATTATTTACTTGAATGTAAAAGTATAACTAAAAATCTATACAACGAAATGAAAGATAAAGATGTTTACGAAATTGTTTATAGATATGTAGATGATGCTTATGCAAGTGCTGGTAGTTGGTGGTTTAGAAACAAACAAGAAAGAGATAAATTTTGGAATGAAGAGAAAGATAAGTATAAGGAGAAAAGCTAATGGCTAAATTAAAAACAGGATGGTGTGAAATATCAGTAGATATAGACGGAGAAAAGGAAACTTGGATAGGCAATATAAGAAAAGTAGGTAAAGAAGAAAGTGAAGTTGAAGTACCGCGTTGGTGTGCAGATACAGAAACAGAAACAATAGAAACTTACGACATACCTAACAATTGCATGACTCAAAAGGAAAGCTAATGGAATGGTTAAAGAATAACCCCTTGGTAGTTATAACAGACCCTGACTATTGGGATTGCAACTGTTATGAAAACTATATTCATAAAAAATCAGTAACTCTATCTTGTCCTGTATGCAAAATGACAGAGGATGAATGTTCTGATTCAAGACCTAACGAAATAAAACTTTATTACAAAGACTATAAGGAGAAAAGCTAATGAGATACATACAAAGAAAAAGCTATGACGGAAACTTAGAAACAGTTGATGAATTTGATTCTCGTAAAGAAGCTGTAAATACGCTCTGGGAATATCGCAGAAGTGATACAAGTGCATTTTTCTATATAAGTCAAAAGCCTTGCAGAGATTGGCAAGAAAGTTATAAGGAGAAAAGCTAAGTTGATATATAACCGTAATAACTATATGATGCGAGAGTGGTGCTTGTTAGTTTTGATTCCAAAACTTCTCTACTCTCCTAAAAGTATGTGTCTAGCGAGTACCACAACCCCATGAGTACCTTATTCTTTATAGCGTTGTTCTTATACGTACTTATCTTTGTGCTAGACAGACCTAATCAGAAATAACTTCCCCTTCAACCTCTTGAGGGCTTGCAGTCTGTAAGTCCTCTTCCTCTAATGCCTCCAAAGTATCAGCTTCATCTACCAGCTCACCTGGATCCCCTGGATCTGGAAGCTTGTCTGGATCTGCAACCGTTATGCTCCCCATCAATTGTTCCAGGCGTTTCTCTACTTCTTCCCGACTCATTTGATCTATCTTCCCGAACATAACTTCTTTTCTATCAACAATAAGACCCCCGACCTTGAGCAAACTATTCTGGGCCGATATAGCCGCGTTAAAGGACCCGGCTTCTAAGGCTTTGTCTCTAATATCATATAGATCCTGAACTGCCCGATCATAATTCAGCTCATACTTCTTCTTAGCCTCATTCATCAAATAGTTATACTCCTTGCGTATAACGGGATGATTCATAAGTTTATTAGCTGATTGTCTGGCATCCTTGTAGCCAGCTTTGTGCGCACACTCTACGAGAGATAGCCGAGGATTATTAACGGCTTGCCATATAAAGTTTCGTTGTCTGCGATTAAGGGAGTTGTCTAGATTAGCGTATTCAATGGGAGCTTCCTCTTCTGGAGCTAGGATGGGTTCATATTCAAGTTTGTTTTTTCTATATCCCATATGTATTTAGCAGTTTAGAGACAAAGTAGTTATATATACCTACCCCCACATTACCCTAAAGTGTATGGAGAGGATACCTTACCTGGAATTATCCAGTCAAGATATTTGTTATATTTTTATACTGTTTTCTCTATTTTCCTGTGACAAAAATGAAAAAAATAAAATAATCCCGAAACCCGCCTAGTTAAAGGCTTTTTGACCGTCATACATTTATGACAATAATAGGACAATAATACTTTAGTCATCATCTTGGCCCGTTTTTGGCGTTAATGCCTCAAACAAAACGTAGTTATTAAACACGCTTTCGTGCCTATCTACTTCCATGTATTGATTAAGGATCTCATCTATCAGACTAAGTGTAGTTTGATCGTCCTCTGTAATCTTCTGTAGATTCCAGATGCAATAGCTTAGTGTTGATAGAACTACGGTAAGCTTTTCCTCACCCCTTTGTTCATATCCCTTAAACATACTATTTAGCCGTTCTACCGTCTCCTGGAGAGTAGGACGAGCCATCTTATCCTTAATAGGCACTACTTTTAATGTCATATATGAACTATACCTTAGTTTTGCCCCGAATCTCTTGATATTCATCTAAGATCTTCTTTGTCTTGCCGTACATCTCATGAAGTATCATAGAGTAACTACCAGCTTGTATTGGAGTATGATTATCTGCCGCATTAGACTCATGCTCAATACAATAGTCTAAACGGTCATTCATCTCCTTTATAACCTTCATTACTTCTTCATGCCTACATATAGGACACCCAAAACCTTGTAGGTGTTCAAAAGGTGTAGCCAAAAAATCACCATGAATGTGACACCCGATTATAGTGTCCTCATCCATTATTACGTACTTATCTGTATCTCTACTCATATGTAACCTCCTAAATTACTAAGTGTAGACATTATATACTTTTTACAATAAAATACAATTTACATATATTATCAGTAAATACTTTAGGAGAGTACTATGGATATAAGAAAAGATCTGGATGCTATTATAGAGACATCCACCAATAATCTACATGACCATGTAGAACGAGAGCTTACAAAGGATAAATTAAACTATACTTTGTTTCACCTTCAGACAAACATATCTGAACTAACCCAATGCGTCAAAGAACTTACTGATGCACTTAATAAACTAGAGGAGGCATCATGATAGAAATTGATAAAAGATCAGATGTTTCTGCATATATAAAGGTTGGAAACATAACCATATATGTAGAAGATTCAGAAGCCGCACCAGAGTTTGTTCATGTATGGAAAAATGAATCTAAAGATTTATTGCAAACATGTGATGGAGATATACAAATAATAAACGGAGAAACCAAATGAACGAACTACCAGAAATATTAGAAAACCAAGAACACGTAATCTTGGGAGACGCAGTTTACTTTCCAGATATGGAACATAACTTTTATCATGAAGCACCAGGCATATCATCATCAAACATAAGAAGGTTTGGACAAAGCCAACTCCATGCATTTGAAGAAGAAAACGAAACGACACCAGCTATGAAGTTTGGGACCGCCGCACATTCTTTGATTGTTGAGGGAGAAGAGGCTTTTGTTAATGATGTAGTCTGCCTAAGTGGATCTCCATACACCAACGCTAATAAAGAACTAAAGAAGGAGTATGAAGACAGAGGGCTAACCGTCATATCATCTAAGGACAAAGAAACCTTATACAGTATGAGAGAAGCTCTGATACCGGAAGGACACAAACATTTGTCAGCAGTACAAGGCGAATACCCAGAAGTATTTAACTCTCCGTTTGAAAGAGCGATCTTCTGGTGGGAAAAGGATCTATTACTGAAAGTTAAATCTGATGTGCTTAGATACCCTTTAGATCCATCTAGCGATCCAAAATCTATAATCCTGGTTGATTATAAGACTACTACCGATTGTTCTGTTAGAGGATTTACATCATCTATTAGGAAGTACCAATACGAACTACAAGCCGCTTGGTATAAACGCGGATATGAGAAAGCTGGGTTTAACGTGGTTGACTTTATCTTTGTGGCACAAGAAAAGAAGAAACCGTTTGCAAGTAAGATCTTCAAGATGAAACATGAAGATATGACATCTGGCTGGTTAAAGCTAGAGCATTTACTGGGTGAATACAACGCAGTATTAAACGGTAAAGAAGCCACCATATACAACTCACCTAATATAGTTAACGTAGATCTAAAGGATTGGAATGAAAGAAGTTAAATTGCCCCCTAATTACCCTAAACCGCGTGTTGCGACAAAAATACTTTCGGCTAGGGTTGACGTCAATCGTTATAAAAAATGGAAAGAGCTTCAATTAAGAGACGGATCAAGGATACGTCCCTCTGACTTGATGGAGTACATGATTGATTATTTCTACGAAGAAGTGTATGGAGAAGATGCATGAGTGAAGATTTAGTAAACCAACCACCTCACTATACTAGGGGTGAGATAGAGTATATAGAGGCTATGAGATCTATGCTTTCGGCAGAAGAGTTTAAAGGTTTCTGTAAGGGTAACGCAGTTAAATATATATGGAGGGAAGATCACAAAGGACAAAACATCCAGGATCTTGAGAAGGCCGTTGTATATCTTAACTGGGCTATTGATGATCTAAAGAATATGTAAATAAAACTAGGATAAAAAAAAGGGGCATAAAGCCCCTTTTTCTTTTCTACACTTAGAATGGAGGTTTATCACCTGCTGGTGTTGGTGCCATCTCTGAAGGTTCCATCTTAATGATCTTAGTCTTCAAAGAAGTCACATCTTCACCTTGGTCATTCTTCCAGTTATCTTCATACTGTCTGATACCAAGTCTAAGTTGCTTACCAATAAAATCTTTTGCAAGATCCGGTAGCTTCTTAAATCCAACAACAATAGCAAGACGACTAAATATCTCGCTTGCTATTCTTTTGGAATCTGCATTAGCAGACCAAAGGTTGTACCATTCATTATGATCGCGATACTTACCACCATCAATTTGAAAGGTAACTTTCTGAGTCCAGTTACCGCTATTAGATTTGTATTTCTCAGCGGCAATTATCTTAGCCTCATACTCACCAGTTGGAGCAACATCTGGACCTCGAGATTCCATTTGCTCCGCATTCTCGAAAAAATCAACGTCATTAAAGTCTGACATTACGCACTCTCCTTATTTTCAATATTAATAGAAAACCCTAACTTCTCAATTAGGGCAGTTAGATTGGGTTCCTCAAAGGCTTCAAGCTTACCACTACGATCTTTCGCTGTGTAACCTTGACCTATCCTTGTTTGTAACCACCTTTCCGCTACGGCATTACCGTCATCATCTTGACCGTCAATAATGCGTAGGGCCAAAACCTCGTCAAAGAAATACGTAATTGCATCCCCTAAAGGTTTACTTGCCATCTTAGGACCAAAGAAAAATACACCATCATTATTATCTTTACCTTCCTTGCAAAGAAATAATACGTGTGTATTTAAGTCCCTAAATGATCTCATAAGACTTGTAACGGCTTCACTTACATTCTGGTAAGCCATTCTTCCATCTTTGTTTCTGCTTTTCTCATGTATCAATAAGATCTCTGAGATCTCTGAAACTGAGTCTAGACACACGCTATCGTAGACTAACTCACCAGATGCTAGAGCGGCATACACCTCTCTAAGATCATCATAAGTTTTGACTTCAATAGCAGATACGTTTGGAGCATCTTTAATAGATAGTAATCCAGCTTCCGCACTAATGACTAAAACATTACCTGGCATAGTCTGTGTAGAAAAGGTTTTACCCGCTCCAGCTTGACCATATACAAGAAGCTTTGCCCCTTGTTGGTCCACCATTTTATCTGGTGTTTTTATCTTATCTTTTAAGCTCATAATCTACCCTCCTTATATATGTGTAAAAATGAACTTGTAAATTATAACCTGAGAAACTACAATATGTAAATCATATTATTTAGGAGATGTATATGAAAAAACAAATCGACACAACTTGGCTTGCAAATTACTATTTCAGGACCAAAACTATAGCAATAAATAAATTGAAGGAGTTAGACACGATGGGCATACAACCTAATCACAAAGAAAGAAAAATAGATCATTACACGTTACCTGTTTATATAAAATTTCTTGGTTATAAGAAAGCCGCAGAAGATTTCAATTGTTCTGAGGCTACTTGCAAATCTTGGAGATATGGATACAGGCAACCATCTATTGCACAAGCCAAACAAATCATCAAGGCTACTGAGGGAAGATTAGATTTTGAATCTATTTACGGTTCAATATCAGATATTTTAGAGCAGGAATAAAATGTTCCAGCTCAATATTACCGAGGATGACTCGTCCTTGGATATTGCTCTGGCTTATTATGATGATGGATATAATGTAGTACCGTTACAAAGATCAAATAAAAAACCACCACCATTTTTAAAAGGCTGGGAACAATACAAGGAAACAAGACCTGAAAGGGAACTTGTAGAGTCTTGGTTCAAGGATAGAGATAATCTAGTAGTAGCATTAGTCTGCGGCAAGTTTGTTGTTGTAGATGCAGATTCACCTGAAGCTATGGATTGGGTAGAAAAGAATCTACCAGCTTGCCCGTTTAAGGTCATTACAGGCAAGGGTATGCATTACTATTACAACAACC